TGGGTGCAATGGGACAGGGAAGATCCCGAAAGGAGAGCGTGATGCCGGACGAGAAGCCGAACATCTACCCACCGTCGTTATTTGATCCACTGTTGCAGGGCGGGATCCCGTCGAAGCCTGACGGGAACGAGACGCCAGCACCCGACCCCGACGCCGCCGCGCGTGACGCCTACCTGGGGGAACTGGCGCGCGAGGCGGAGGCCGAGCAGCCGTGCGCGGCCTGCGGCAAATACAATGTGAAGCCGGACGGCTTCTGCCCGGGCTGCGGGGCCGTGAGGTGAGCACCATCTCCGCAGCCAAGGTCGAGGCGCTGGCGAAGCGCGGCCACGCGAAGTGCCACGGACGGGGGGTCCTCGGCTACCGGCCAGTGACCCACGCCGCCGTGCTCTGCACGTGCGTATTCCGCAACCTCCGCCGGAAGGGCGTCAACATCGACAGCATGGCGGACGTGGCGAAGTTCCTCGCCCCGGATCCGCCAAAGGAGGAGTTATGCCCGACGACCTGAAGCCGTACCGCCTCGTGCGCGTCGTGGGCCAGGAAGCGTTCGAGGCGGAGGTGTGCCGCTTGATGAAGGCCGGGTACGAGCCGGCCGGCGGCCCAACGATGATGCAGGTCGTCCATCCGATCACACAGCAATCCGCAGTCGGGTACTTCCAGGCGATGTACCGGCCGATGCGCGTGATCACGTTGCCCGGCTCCAGTCCCGACCCGAAGATCTGCTGACAACCCTCAACCGAAAGGAGACGCGCCATGCCCCATCCATACATCAGCAACGAGGACCGCAAGCGCATCGAGAAGGTTTTCACCTACCATCCGCCGAAGCCCGACCAGGTGCCTCGGTACAACTTGATCCGGGATCACGCCCGGACGTTTGCGTTCCGAATCGTGGAGAATTGTCCGCCCTCCCGAGAGCGGTCGCTCGCACTGACCGCTCTCGAAGAGTGCGTCATGTGGGGGAATGCCTCCATCGCAAGAAACGAGGCGAATGAGCCGCCTGCGGCCTGATGTACCGATCCGCCAGCCACGCCGTGTGGGCCATGGTGCGCTGGCGGGAGCGCATGCGAGCGGCCAAGGCGGCGCCGTTCCCCGACCACAAGCCCAAGGGCGCCTCTACAGCCGACAAGTGGTGTTACATCCACGTCCGCTCGACGCGGGGTGTTACAAAGCCCGAGTCCGAGCATCTCGGGGATCCCGAGACAGTGCTGCTGCTCTTTGAGCGCCTGGACCGACACCGATACCTCACCCGGTTGTATCTGGAACACCAGCGCCTCAATGCGTTTCCTGGTCGTGAGCGTCGCCGAGCATGGCGTGCCATGGCCTGGTTTGCCAAAGAACTGTGCTGGCGCGGATTGCTTGATCACCCCCCCAAAACGTGCAACCGAAATCTTCACGGTGAATTTCCCGCCTGCCGGCACGGCTGTAGGACGGGATAAAGATTTTCCTTGACAAGAAAGAAGCCGAAGGCTTACTTTTTAGTCCAAGATGGGCGAAGGTATCGAAGGGCCTCGGGGTTTCCCCCGGGGCCTTTCGTATTTCAGGGGGGACGGCCATGTGGAAGATCATCGGCATCTGCCTCAAGACGGGCAAGCGGGTCGATGTTGCCACAGCCGAGAACGAGGCCGAGCGCGCGATGATCCTGAGCGAGGAGCGGAAGAATTACCGCCGGCTCTTCTCCGTGCGGATTGCGATGGTGGCTGCGTGATCGTTCGCCTCGTCCCGATCGGCGCCGTCACGCCGTACCCGCAGAACCCGCGGAAGAACGACCAGGCGATCGAGAAGGTCGCCGCGTCGATCAAGGAGTTCGGATTCCGGCAGCCGATCGTGGTCGACCGCGACATGGTCGTCGTGGTGGGCGATACGCGCCTCAAGGCGGCCCGCTCCCTGGGGCTGGCCGAGGTCCCGGTACACGTGGCCGAGAACCTCTCGCCCGAGCAGTGCCGGGCGTACCGCATCATGGACAATCGGTCGAACGAGGAAGCCGAGTGGGACATGGAGCGGCTGGCCGAGGAACTACGGGGCCTCGAGGCCGCGCAGTTCCCCCTCGAGTTCACCGGGTTCGACGAGAGCGAGCTGCAGCGGATCACGTTCGCCGGGCCGGGGGGAGGCGGAGATGGTGACGAGCCTCCGTCCCTTCCGACGCAGGCCGTGGCCTGTCCCGGGGACCTGTTCGTCTTGGGGGCGCATCGGTTGCTGTGCGGAGACGCGACGAGCCTACGGGACGTTGCCCGGCTGATGGACGGCCGGCGGGCCGACCTGGTGTTCACGGATCCGCCGTACAACGTTGACTACACCGGCAAGACGGTCGACGCCCTAAAGATCGTCAACGACACGATGGACGGGCGCCGTTTCCGGGCGTTCCTCCTGGCGGCGTTCCAGGTCCTGTTCGCCAACGCTCGCGAGGGCGCTCCAATCTACGTCTGCCACGCCGACACCGAGGGCTATAACTTCCGCGGGGCCCTCACCGACGCCGGCTGGCTGTTCAAGCAGGCGATCGTGTGGGTGAAGGATTCGTTCGTCATGGGCCGGCAGGACTATCACTGGCGTCACGAGCCGATCCTCTACGGCTGGAAGCCCGGCACGGGCCACACGTGGGCTGCTGACCGCACCCAGGACACCGTGTGGGAGATCCCCCGGCCGAAGCGCAGCACCGAGCATCCGACCATGAAGCCGGTCGAGCTGGTATCCCGCGCGATCGTAAACAGCAGCAAGCCGGGCGACATGGTCCTGGACCCGTTCGGCGGCAGCGGGTCGACGCTGATCGCCTGCGAGTCGGAGGGCCGGGTGTGCCGCATGGCCGAGCTTGATCCCCGCTACGTTGACGTGATCGTGGAGCGGTGGGAAACCTTCACAGGGAGGTGCGCGGAACTTGTCCGAGAAGGAACCGCTGGCGAAGGCGATCGAAGAGCGGAGGGCGAAGGAGAAGGCGCAGTTCCTCGAGGCGCTGCGGGCTAAGTTCGGCAACGCCACGGAGGCCGCCAAGGCCGTCAAAATCGCCAGATCCGCAGCCTATAAATGGCGCCGCGATGATCCAGTGTTCGCCGCAGAGTGGGACGAGATCAACGAGAGCCTGAAGGACTTCGCCGAGAGCAAGCTGATGATCAACATCAGCCGGGGCAAGGAGGCGTCGATCTTCTTCTTCCTCAAGTGCAGGGCGAAGGACCGCGGGTACATCGAGCGGATGGACATCAATCATAGCGGCAAGCTCTCGCTCGAGGATGTGCTGGCGGCGTCCTGGAAGGCAGGCGAGATGAAGCCCGATGCAGCGACCTGAGCTTCTCCGGTACGCCGCGGAGCGGACGGCCCGCTGGCGCGCGGAGCCGGTTCAGATGGTCCGTGAGGAGTTCGGCGTCGAGCCGGATCCGTGGCAGGCGGAAATGCTCGTGGCGTTCGCCGACCCGTCGCCGGAGAAGGCGCGGATTGCCATGAAGGCCTGCAAGGGGCCGGGCAAAACCACGGGACTGGCCTGGTGCATCTGGAACTTCATGGCCTGCTACGGCCGCCCGGGGGAGCACCCCAAGGGCGCCGCAACGTCGGTCACCGGCGACAACCTGGACGACAACCTCTGGCCGGAGCTTCAGAAGTGGCGCAGCCGGTCGCGATATTTTGAGGCGGCCTTCGAGTGGACTAAGACGCGGATCTACTCGCGGCACCATCCGGAGACGTGGTTCTTCTCCGCCCGGACGTGGCAGAAGACCGCCGACAAGCAGCAGCAGGCGAACACGCTGGCCGGGCTGCACAGTGAGTTCCTGCTGTTCGTCCTGGATGAGTCCGGGGGCATCCCCGACGCCGTCATGGCGACGGCCGAGGCGGGGCTGTCGACGCGCAAGCCGGGGCATTTCCTCAAGATCGTCCAGGCGGGAAACCCGACGCATCTCGAGGGGCCGCTCTATCGGGCCTGCACGACCGACCGGCACCTGTGGGTGCTGATCGAGATCACCGGGGATCCGGACGACCCGGGGCGGTCGCCCAGGATCGATATCGAGTGGGCGCGGCAGCAGATCCACG